GCACACCCGCTGTTGCTCCCGTTGTACCAACATAAACAGTCCCTGCACTTCCCCCGTTTGATCCAGCAGTAAGTACGTAAGCTTTTAATATCCTTAGATATTCTTTAGTGGTGATTACCTGCGTTTGACCGTTCATTGCAATGTCTTCTTCAATCTGCAAGTAATTAGCATCCAGACCCTGTACCCGTATAGTACGCACCCCAGTACCCGTGCTGGCTACATCGTTGGTGTCACTACTAGAGATATACACTTCTCCCGCTGCTCCAGGGTAGGTAATATCACCCCCCTCTGACCACACGGTTTCTTCAGTAATGTCTACATCAGCATTGAAGCCAAACCTATACAGGGAAGCTGCACCTGTCACTGTGCCTTGGGCTACTCTTAAACCGTATGGGACTGTATTTGCCACAGCGTTCCTCAATGCGTTGTCTATCTGGTTGAAATATAGACGTAAAATGTTATTAAAACGATCTACGTAACTTCTACTGTATGTCTCTGGGCCAGTAGGTAAAGCTGGCGCAGTTACTCTTTCGTCATTGTTTGTTGTAGTAGGCATTAGCGTCTACCATCAGGACGCATATCTAAACGTGGGGAGCCAAGCTGCCACGCCACTCCTTCCGCTGTAGACTCCATCTTAAAGGCAATCTGCCTACCCCGAACTCGTAAGTATACTTGCCCTGTAAACTGCTCTATGGGCACTGTAGCTGACCGTGTTACCGTAGCTGAAGAGTTACCCCCCTCAGATAACGGGCTGTTGTACCCTGATCCTGAGTTAGCCATAGGCGAAATAGTCATAGTAGCTGCTGGACTAGCTGCACTGGAACCATCAAAAGTCACATCAGGCAACATACGGTTGATTAACACAAAACTGTGCCCATCATCTAAATCAAACTCAGAAGAAGTAATAGAAGCAGTAATAGCAGCCGTTACCCCTGTTTGTTTATCATCATTACCTTTTTCATGGTCTACCAAGTTGTTGCTGTACGTAGCGGCTATGGGCCTGTCTCGCAGTCCTGAGTCTAACCACGCTGTTCTAGCTAGTGTACCGTAGTACCAAATCTCTTCTTGGTAGTTGTAAACCACGTAACGGTCATTAGCAGTTTCTCCAGCAGACGGATAGAACCACCATACTTCGTTGAACCCTTCATTAGTCCCTGCAACGATTTGTCCAAACTGAGCATCGTTAATGTCATTGAAGACGTAGCGTTTAACGTTACAAGGCAGTGTCATTACTGTACCGTCATACTTGTAAAACTTATCCTTACCCATCCAGTAAGCTGCACTACCCGTAAAAGCTACAGCGTTTTGACTAGCAATAGAGATGTTATTACCCATTAGCTGGAGACCCCATTGCACATCACCAAAGTTATTTTGCATGGAGTACAACGCCGAATCTGTCCACACTAGCACTTCCTGACGAGCCTGAACGACTGCTACTATTTCAGTCCCGTGGGAAACTCGCAAGCTACCTGCTGTACGATTACCTGTAAGTGGATTCCAGTTAAAAACATCTTCTCGGTCTGACCAACGTATGAGCATGGGGTCTATTACTGCACTGCCATCCTCGTTAGTGCCAAAACAAAACGCATACCTAAAAATATCTGAAACACTAACTATGTTAACAACAGTAGGTACTTGGTCACTAAGAGGGTAGTTAGTGGTATTTACTACTTTACCCCGTGTGGAAACACCTGTACTTGCTGCCCAGTAGCACAACGGCCCACCACGATAAGCAAATACTAAATCTTCCCCGTAATTTGATTGGCTCCAAAGCCTGATAGGAGAAGTAGTTATACCCCCATTACCCCAAGTGCCTTGTCCCCATGTCCCTGCGCCCCAACCAGTGAACGGTACACCTGTAGCTGACCCTGTGTTTAGTTGGTATGCACCTACTGTAGAAGCCCCACCGTTGCCTGTATCTCCCGCACTAGCACTTACCGCAGCAGTTATAGTGTAAGAGTCATCATTAACTACACTGACTATTTCGTATTCAATATTAAGAACAGCCGCTGTTATGTTACCCCCCAAACTCACCGCACCTGAGTAAGTAACAAAATCACCTACAACAGCCCCATGAGCTGTATCTGAAACAGTGAGCGTAGGGGAACCATTAAGGGCAGCAAAGGTTACATCTCCCGCTGCTGTAGTCTCTCTAATAGGGGTAACGTCATTGTATGCCCCACCACGCTCTATGTAATATTTAAGGTGAGTCCCCACACTTACGAGGTTTTGTTTGCCTAGTGTCACCCAATTCCACAAAGAACGGCATATTCCCAGGAACGTGTTTGCTGAAATACGCTCCCATCCCCCAATCTTCTCAGGCATACCCTGACGAAACCGGACTTTATCCGACTCATACCACCCACCCTCTGTAGTGTAACGAGTGTTTTCGCGGTTAACTCCCGGTTTTAATTGAAGTTTTTTAAGTGGCATAACTACTCCACGTATTCCCCTGTTTTAATTAAGTCAGTAAGCTCTAATGCTCTACCACCCACTTGTTTAGCCCAACGTGAGTCTAGGAACTCAGTAGCAGCTTCTGCATAGTTCCCTGTTTCCATAGCAGCCAGAGCACGTTTAAATCCTCTTAACCTTGTTGCTCCAAGATTAAAACCAATGTCAATCATTGCATCTTTACGTACATCATCTAGTGAGTTAAACCAAGAGTATTCTTCTGCTAACTCCTTGATAACACGCTCAATATCATTTTCCAGCAAATATTCTACTTCGTCCTCAGACAGCCCTATACCGCCCCGTTGGTCGATATTCCTACCTACCCCAACAGTAATCTTTCCTTCAGAACACTCATAAGCATGAGTTTCCACACCTTCATGGCGCTTTAGCATGGCGATTAACTTTTTCATGTTACTCACTTCGTACTAGACCCAGAGAACCAAAATGCTGCCATAGTCCCCAGAATACCGCTTAATTGGCCTAACACCAGTGAGATAATAGTCTCGTCATTCTGATCGTGAGGCATAATAGTTACGGCCATTACATAGGCTCCGTACAACAGTAACGCCAGTATCCCAAACACTTTGGGTGTCCAATCGTTTTTGAAGGTTTCTCTCGCGTGTTGTCTTTCTTCCACTTCAGTTTTAAACGACTCCAGATCAATCTCCATTTCTCGGATACGGTCTTTAAAGTCATTGTCTGCTTCCTTGAGAAGCACCGCTTTTTCTGGCTCTCGCTCGATAATGTCCTCTATCTCATTAGCTGTAGCATCTGGTACACCTAACTTCTGTGCGGCCATCTTGACAGCCATACCTGCCATAGGCCCACCTGCGGCGCTGGCTATAGTAGGGGCAAGAGATTTAAGTAGTCCACCCAATTTCATTGTAGTAACAAATACACTTTTATAAGTGCCTCTAGTTCGTTAATTACTTTCCCGTGGAGTCTTCCTCCACGATCTCGTCAATCGTATCGCATACGTCTGGTATGGCTATGCCAGTAGTTACTTCAGTAGTGACGCGCCCTACCGCCCGTATGCCTTTGTATACCCCAGAGCAGTACAGTTCTTTGTTGGCTATCATCTCTTCAGAGACTGTACAACCAGTCATTAGTACACACAACGCAATAATTCTAAGCATCTTCGGCCTCATCAATAAGTGTTTTCAATTCTTTTACTTCATCTTCACTAAGTTCTTTGTCTTGGTTATCTAAGAATCCCTCTAACCGTTCTTTATAGCCTTCCATAAAGTGGTCAGTAATTCGGTCTTTTAGCCCACCCCTGTCTTCGTCACGTAAGTCTTTTGCAGGGTCAATAAAGTCGTGCCCATTGTTAGCAAAATACAACATGGTCTGTGACTTAGAAGGGCCGTAGCAAATGCGGGGTATACGCGCCACCATGTCAGAACCCGCTACGCAGGAAATTTGTTTGTCTAAGGTCATGGGGCGTTTAAAGCCCTTAAAGAACGTATTCGGCTTACCAAAAGTAATAAGGTTGAGGTTAGGGTGTTTCTTCCACAACTTAGCCGCTGTTAACTCTGCTAACGCACCACCAAGGCTATGCCCACAGACTAGTGTACGTTTCTTCATATCCAGGTGTTTTTTAATCTTACGCCATACCGAAGCATGGGCAGCTACAAACCCACCGTGGCACAGTCTACCCGCATAAGGCACGGGTACTACCATTGCATCAGTTAGCCAATCTCGGCCCTGTTGTGTACCCCTGAACGCAATTACATCTATAGTTTTACGCTTGGCTACATAGA